CATTCACTGCGGGCAACTCAAAGTGTTGAATTAAACCAGCAGTACCACTTTCTAAAACAAATTCTGCGCGGGTAATTACCAATGGAGCTGAGGTGGCAGGCGCAGATTGGTTGGGGGCGTAAATATAGAGACCGAGTTCAGCGGTCCTTCGACCAGCATTAGTAGGATAAAATTCATTACTTACTAAAAAAATATCTTCAACAAAAGCCCCATCCTCACTTGGTAAATCTCCGACTCGTACAAGTTGCACTAAATCAGAAAAATTAGGATTGGAGGGGTCGACTGTTGTAGTGGCGCTATTAATCCTACCACCACGCAAAAACGGGCGGTCAATCAGACAGGGTTGTTTGTTGGTACTGGTGCTGCTCATAAAAACTCCTTTGGTTAACCTAGTTTAGTTCTAGCAGAAGGTTTGAAGGCCTCCAAGCCAGTCATAGATCCGTAAGCAATATTCGATCCAAGATTTTTACTAAGTCCGCCAAATAACATTCCCATTAAATCTGCGGTCTTGTCTGCTGGGTTGCTTTCACGATAACGTCCCATTTCTTCCCCTGCCATTCGTTCTCTTTTAGAAGCCAGTCCGCGTTTTTCAAGTTCTCTTTGAAGCTGCCCGGTGGCTCCTTCAAACAATCCCCTTAAAAGTGCGTCCCCTATACCTTCAGTTTTTCCTCCAGTAGCGGCTTGAGTAAATTTGGTAGGACCTGCTATAGAAGGATCTACACCAAATTGAGGATTCTTACCAAAGACTTCAGCGTCCTTGATAACCTCTTGATATTCTGGATAATTTTCTATTGTAAAATCTTTAAACTCTCTTACAGGGAATTCTGCGCGATACATATCTCCACTAATGCCGCCCTGAAAATAAGGATTAAACTTAAAACTATCCATTAGTTCACCTCAAAGAATAACCGGTTGGTTCTAGTGTAGCGCTGACATTCCTGTTAAGGAAAGCTCTAGCTAAATCTCGACTTCGTGCGCCTGCCTCTTTCTCGTAATTATTTTGATTAATCAGGGTAGGTTGTACAAGGGGATTGTAGACATCCCTTAAATCAAAGTTACCTTCTTCTGGATTAAAAGCAGCCTCAGCGGCAGCTCGTGGTTGTATGTTCATGTTTTCTTGTAAATTTGAGCCCGCTGCAGTATTAACCATCTCACCCATAACATTTTCTGGGCTTTGCTGAGAAGCTCCCACGGGCTGAATTTCCTGCGGAGCCGGGAAAGAAGAACGAGCATTTAAATTAGTACGGGCTGCTTGTTCCTGTTGTTTAACAACTTCTCTAAACGCTAATCCTTGATTAGCTCGTGCCCACTGCTCTAAGTTAGTGCCACGAACACCAAGTTGATCAATGACTCCCTCAATATTTGCTTTTCCTACTTGTTGCTGTTTCCCGTAGAAATCAGACAACTTCATTGAGCCGGGAGCGGCATATTGTTGGATCTGTTCAGTCAATGCTGATCGACCTCCGTCCCCAGGCGTAACAATACGAGTCTGAGAAACAGGATCAGTGTATTGAGATACAGCTGCCGCAAAAAAAGCTGGATTGGTAAAAGCTGTTGCGACTGCAGGGTCTATTACACCAGGATCACTTACGGTATTTTCTACGGAAGGAGTTTCAGTTCCTCCTTGTTCTCCCGCACCTGGCATTGCTATTGCTGATGTATTCTTCCCAGGCTCATTAAATGCACGAGTTATTAGTCCTCCGCCAAGACCACCAAGACCCGCAGCAAGTAAAGCTTTTAAATTTACACCGCCACCAGCAGGCATAGCCTCTAAAGTACGCCCTACAGCGTTCGCCATTTCCTGCGGCAATACCTTTACATCCACGGATTGAACGTCATCTGCCATACCGGGTCGACGCATAACATCCCCTCCTCTAGGAGGCATCTCTAAATCAATCCGAGGAGAACCTTCGGGAGTGTAATAACGTCTACCTGCTTCTCCTACTTGTTCATAAGCGTTTACAGGACGACCAAGAGGTCCTCCTCGAAGAGCAGGTTCGGGCCTTGGATCTAAAATACCTGGTCGCCCTATAATTTGCGGTTCTTGGGAACGTCTTAAGAAAGCGGGAGATACTGCAGTACCGGGAACCTGAGGCGCACCCAAATCTGGCGCACCCATTCCAGGAGAAGTGACTGTTCCACGGTAACCTTCTAAAGGTTCCCCGGCCCGCATACGCTCATAAAAGTTTGGAGCTACTCCTTGTACTTGAGGGCGTCCAGTTAAGGGAAGAGCTCCTCCTGTTTCGCGAAATTGGGGTACTAAAGCACCCCCCATTCTAGGAATTTCTAGTTGTCCGGGAGAAGCACCTACATTTGGTGAACGAAGAATATCTACAGCGCGAGGATCAAACATAGCCCGATTTTCAGGCAATGCTTGAACTTCTGGAGACACAGTAGGTGATACAAGTCGACCCCGGTCACCACGGAAAGTTAAAGGTACTTTTAATTGACTTCCTAGCCTATCTGCAAAAGGTTCGGCTCTACGGACAGCTCTGGCAGCGGGTTTAACCCCCGCCATATCCATAATGCCCATTAGAACTGTACCTAAATTCTCTGCTGCCTTTGTATACCGATCTGGCATGTTCCTAGCCCTTAAAAACTTGCTTTATCATCTTAACTATAACGCTTACCGCCATTTTGTGTAAAAGTAGATTCTATCTGCTCTAGCCGTGTCAGGAGGACCTGGAATTGCTTGTATAAACTCACCTCCACTACGCTCATATCTGTATCTTGCTGTTACAGGATCTTTATAGTTGGGAACGTAAAGCATGTGAGCTAAACGATCGCATTCGAACATGTAGTTTTCTCGCCAGACACGAGTAACTTCTCTTTTATCTTGTACGTTAATAGACCTGCTAACATCACCAAGAATTGTCTCTTGCCTGTTTGTAGCTCGTCCTGTTGCCAACTCCGTTAAACGTTCAGCTTCTTCACATCTCTCAACTTGTTGAACAATTTTATCAAAATAAAACTCACTTGGAATACTATTACAAGCTTCTAGTAATCTAGCGTAGTCTCCTGCAGGTACAGTAGCAATATTGTATCCTAAGTGATACGATACTCTACTAAAGTTAAAATCATCTAATTTATACCCAAAAACCTGAGCAGGATTTCGACTAAATTGATTTATTGCAGCATAAATTATTTCTCGTTTAGTCGCATCCGTTGTTGTCGCATTAAAGACAACACCTTGTTGACTTAAATATGACTGGATCTGTTCTAGTTCTTGTTGGGTAAGTTGAGCCACAGAATTAGATAACTACGTCACCCTATTCTAGGTCATTCGACGTAACAAACCCCATCTTCCAAAACTGTATCCCAATCCACTCGTGAAATTGATTTTAATTGCTCAAGTTTTGTAAAGCGCTCTCCAGGCAGCGACTGTTGCAGCTCTTTAATCTCAATTGCCGTTTTCATTCCCACGCCTTTAAGAATTTGAGTCAGTCGTTGAGGCGTGGCACTGTTGATGTTGACTCGAAGCTCCGTGGGGACCTCAGGTTTTACAATCTGGCGGCCTCCTCGACGTTTTAGTGCGGGTTTTTCACTTATTTCTGAAATTGTACCTTCTCCTGCTTCCCTTATCTGCCCTTTATGAGCGAAAAACACTTTACCGGTAGTGTTAGAGCGCACCATGTAGTACTCTCCCTCGTCGTGGAGACTTAAAATCTCGACATCTACGCCGCTGGGTAAATAAACCGCTTTACTTGCTGTGGAAACAGTCATTATGCTGCCTTAAGACCTCCCTATTTTATAGCAAATTACTAGAATGAGAGGAGCATTTCTTAAAAAATGGATTTTCTTCAAGCGTTGCGTAACGTAGGAGCAAGCATACCTCGTCCTGTCCAAAAAGTAGTAAAAGCGGTTCCTTTCTTAGGCGATGTAATAAATGTAGGTGGAGCTTTTTTAGATCCTAAAGAAAAGTTAGAGAAAAACGCTCTTGATGCACTGCTTGTAGGGGGCGGAGGAGCTTTAACTTCTGCTGCTACTGCAGGTATTGATGCTGTACCCGCCATAGCAAACCTTGTTGTTAGTAATCTACCTAGAAAAAACTACCCCACAGATATTAGAAAAGCCTTAAACGACGCAGAGTATGCGTTACATCACGCGGACGTTGCAAACTGGTTACAGTCAGGGGCGGATCAGCTCTATTACAAAAAAACATTTGGGGTGAGCCCTGATGCTCGCGAAAAAAACCTAGCGGCTTATTTAAATCCAGCAAGACTCAGGGATGCTCAAAAGACACAGCAAGTAGCACAACCAGCGCCCACGGAAACCAACACGGGCAGCGACGCTCCAAAACAACCTAATACAGGAACCGTTGGAGGAAATTACACTACTAATGAATCAGCACCATTAAAGGGAGATACTAGCCAAAAAGTGCCAGGGTCCTATCCCCAAATAAGGTTTGCAGTAACACCAGATAATGTAGACCAAATAGCGGAAGTAACAGAACTTCTTCGAGTCGTAAAAAGTATGGAAGCCTTTAACAAAAATTATGCGGCTCCCGCTTTAAATTAAAAAGCCTCCCCCGAAGGAGAGGCTAAGTCCACCACAGACCCGCTTGATTCTATCAGGCAGGAACAGTGCTGGTGTAAATGCTGGATTCCACAACACCAGCAGGCTGGAGAACGACGTCATCCCGTTGAGGAGCTTCATCGGCCACCATCCAACACACTTCACAGATACCAAGAGCTTTGTTCTTACCGCTTAAACGGTTAGAACCAGCACGAGGATCGTAAATACCTGAACCTTGAGCCAAACCAGAAGCAACATTGCCTCCGAGGTTGACTACAGTGGACAGTTTGTATGTGGTATCAGAACCTACCCTTGCAAGAAGGTTAGAATTCCATGCATTGTTGGTGTTAAACGTGCCGTTAGTAATACGGCTGCTGCTACCAGCCAGGGTTACAAAGAACCCGGAGGGACCAGGGGTTGTGCTAACACCAACACCTAGAGCAGGTCCAAGACCCAAAGTAGGAGTAGCGCTTCCACCAGCCACGCCGCTGCTCACTAGGTCACCGCCGTCAACACGGAGGGCCAAACGATAGATATATGCGCCAGAAGGCACAATAATACCGTCAGTGATGTCAGCACGAATGTCCTTGTGATAATCCGGTGAAGGAATAATAACGTTGGCATTCAAGAAAGGCTGGTTAGTGCCGTTTTGACCTGACCCATAAGGGTTGGTGTAGTACTCCAACTGATTGGTAGTACCACCAGCCTGATAAGAGAGGTCTACATAACCGATAGCCTGTTGCGCAACCCAACCAGGCTTGAACACAACTCCAACAGGACCACCAACAGGTTGGTTAGTAAGAGTAGTGCTTGTCTCGTTAGCGTTGTTGTAAACAACAGACGTGGGCTTATGCCAGTAACGAAGAACGTTAGTGTAGTTTCCAGGATAGATTTTGGAAACTTGAATCTGAAGGGGATTAATTGCCATGATTTATTCCTCCTTAAACGTTAAAGGAATAAGCAATAGTGGCGAAGTCAGCGTTCAGAAGTTCAAAACCTGCGTACAGGCTCCAAATCATCATGATAAAACGGCTGAAATCGTCATTATTGTTTAACAACACCTGAGCGTTGTTACCGCCAATACCCACGCCTACGGATTGAGGTCCGAAGAACATACCGATAGCCGAATCATAGGTGGTAGAAGTACCAGCGATGGTGGCTGAAGCGGATTGTGTAGGCATGTTCGTGGACTCGAAGAAGCGGACTCCTTCAAACACGAAACCAGTAGGCATGATGGGTTCGCCAGCCACAAAAGTAGCTTGGCCAAAACCTTGGCCCATGTAGATAGCAGCATTAGGCTGCATAGCTGACATGAGTGGGTTGATCTGACCGTTACCGGGGTAGCGAGCCACCTCACGGAAGTCAGAGTTCTGACGCAAGTGCATCAGGAAAGTAGGATCGCAAACGCAGCGATAGAAACCATCCTGATAAGTAGGAACGTTACGCTTACGTAGGCTCTTAACCACACGAAGCAAATCGTCCTTAACGTCAAACTTAGCTTGCTCAGCATTGGTGTAGGTAAGGCCACCAACAGTAAGATTACCGGGGTAGTAATAACCGCCCTGGGTATCAGAAGACTGGCCTTTGGACACAGCTTTCAGGAGTTCATTGATGAACACCCGATCACGCCAACGACGATAGTCGTCGAGAAGTGTCAAAGAACCAATGGATTGGTGGAAACCGGTGAGATTACCTGTATCCAGCAGCAAACGCTGGGCAGTAATCAGAGTTTCGCGAGCAATCTTGAAAGTGCTGGCTTGAGTCGGATCGCTAGGGTCCGCAGGGCCGGTGTACTCCTTGAGAGTAACCAACACTTTGTCCTTCACAATGTTACGACTTGAAGCCGTACCGATTGTCTGCTCAGCGGTGCGCTCCCTTGACTCCTTAGAGCCGGGATTGCCCCAGAATCTGTAACGATCAAGCTGCACAGTCTGGCCTGGTTGCTTACTGAAGTCATGAACGACTACAGGTTCAGCAGCCATCTCTACAACATAGGCCGGGTGGGGCCTGTAGAGTTCAGCGCCGAGCAGCTTGGGAAAATCATTATCGACAAACATTGTCGATGATCTCCAAAAGCAACTACATTATTAGTTTAACCCTATAAAGTTAGAATAAACACAAACAAGTCGCATTCATAGCGTTAAACATTTTTCTGATTACTTGAGTTTACCGTCGGTGAATAATGACGAATAAGGCCACGCACTCCTTCGGGTGCAAAGCCATAGATAGACGCATAATTAGACACATAAGTTCCTGCGTGACCTCGATAGATATAACGAGTTACTGTGCTCATGTTTCCAGCAGGAGCCGTGGCTCTAATGGACTCCGTAAATGTCTGGCAGTACACAGGGGGGTTATAAACCCAGTCTGCTCTTGTTGAAGTCCCAGAACCAAGAGATGTGCTGAAGGGGTTAGTTAAAATCCCTCCTTCAAATCTACCGTGGGTTACACCCCCTCCGGTTAGTCCCAACGCTGGTGAACTGTCGCCAGGGGTGTTATAAGGATCGTAACCTTGATTAGAAGGAGCAAAACCTCCAAAATACGTGTATTTACCTGTAGTTCTTAAACCAGGTTGAGGGAAAGCCGCTGTAGAAACTTTTGCATTTGCGATTGTAACAACGGAGAGTCCTCTATATCCGTCATAACTACTAAGTAAACCACTGGGGGCAAAATCTACGTTTTGGTAATCCGTCCAAAACCCCTCCATAGCTGGAGGCACAGTTCTCCAAGCATCAGTTAGGTAAATACCTGAATTAGGAGGACCAGCAGTAACAAAACCAAAGTCTCCTCCTGTATTATTAACTCCATAAAAAGCTACTGTGTTACCTAGTGGATCTACATAGCCACTTGAAACAACTAAATATTTTTCTACAAGGTTTAAATCGTCGGATGTGTGACTAGGCCCAGATTGCAGT